ATATTATAACCAGCACCAGATATGGCATTATCTATTAACTGGAGTGCGGTCAGGGCTGCTCCATTTTCTTGAGTTACAAAAGTACCTGCATTGGTTACGGCTGTAGTTTGGCCTGCAGCAATTGTAGCCTCTGCTTTCAGGTTGGCAGCCGTAGCATTGGTCACAGTAACCGCACCAGAAGAAACAACAACTGCACCCGTATTGCAGGCTGTTACCTTGCCATTCAATGCGCTCAAAGTCATCTCTGTAGAGAAGTCCTTGCCAGCGATGGTTGCTAGATTGCCACCAGCCTCCAGTGCAAGGGCAGACGTATTGAGATTAGTGCCTGCGTTGGCAGTAACCGTTCCGGCGATAGCGCCTGTATTACAGGCTGTGATTTTACCGTCTATCGAAGTGGCGGCGGCATTAGTAACTGCACCTGTAATGGGTAAAGGATTACCCGATGCTACGTCACCGTCATTAGTACCGTCAGCGCCGAGCGTCAGTTTCATGCGCTGATAACTGACACCTGCGATTTCATCTGTGGCTACGTCACGCTCAACGGCGATTGGTTTAATAGTTATATTATCAGCCATGATTTACCTCACTATTCAGCAGCAGCTATTCCTGAAACAACCAGCGTAACACTCACGTCATTAATCGGCGTCTCGCTATCTATCGCCTTTGCCCTGATATGAAAGTATGATTTGTCGGTGTCATTCACCGTCCCTAAAGACAAAGGCGCACCGTAGGCTTCTGGCGTTCCTGGGTTACCACCGTCATCCGGCGCTAGTTGCCACTTGGTGGCTGTCGTGCCTGTCGGAGTCACCACGACTGTCGAGCAGACGTAAGTATCATCCGCCAGCGCATAGAGTTTTTGATACGAGCCGACTTCATTCAAGTCCGCCCTTAAAGTAAAACTGACTGCGTTTGTAGTAGTTGGGGCTGCGGATACCTGCGAGTCGTCGCTTGCTTTGAAAAGTTTTATATAAGCCATTTACTTACTCCTTAAGTTATTTGCTCGTGATAGTGAACCTTGATATTTAATGTGCTGTCACCGCCTGCGCTACTATCAGCTATTTGCGCCTTGAAAACAGAGTTAGCAGGAATGACAATGCCCCGAAGGGGTATTATAGCCGATGCAGTCTGAGTGCCACCTCGATTGAGTTGGCCATTTATTTCTCCTTGCGCTTTTTTATAATCTTAGTTTCTTTAGATTCCAGGCTTTTGTCCATCATCGCTATACCAGCCTTCAGCCATTTCCATGCTATATCTTCTGGTATATCTGCAACTTGCCCCTCCTGATAAAAGCCAATCGGCGAGGCAATGCTGGTTAGCATCCTTAATCTCATGATTATCTCCTGAATGGGAGAGGGGGATGGTTAGTCCCCCTCTCCAACGCTACGATGCCGTGTAGGTCATGATGCTACTGATGACAAGCTGTCCGTCCGGCATGACCAGCACCAGATAGACAGTTTTGGTGGTAAGGACGACGATAGTCACATCAATATCACCATCTGCCTCGCTGACTAGATGACCGGAGACAGCCGTTGCGTACCCCGCTATCTCAGGGAATAACCCATCGGTGCCTATGGTGACGGAGGTGGTATCTGTCGCGTCCACACAGATAGTCGAGCCGTCGGAGTCTTTGGACAGGTAGAAGAAAACAGCACGGCTGACATTCAAGTCGCCACCTTGTGCGTTCTTGAGTTAGATGGCGACAGGGAATGAGCCAAGAGTAGGAGTGCCAACTGTTATGGTTGCGTCAACTATATCGTAGGCTAACTTTTCAATCGCCATGTTAGCCTCCCTTAAGTTGACTCGTTATTCAAGCACCAGAAGGCGCCGGTATTGACCACGCCGCCACCAACACGGAAGTGTGCTTTGAAGCCCACCAGGCCGGACTCGGCATAAAGTTCGTCGAGCCTCTGGATAGACATACCCAGGCGGTCAACTACCATGTAACCCCGTTTGAAGTCACCAAATACAACAGAGGTGGCCTCGTCAACGGTATCAGCAGGGTAGTTCATTGAGGCAGAGTTCCAGACGGGGAAGCCGTCAAAGGTGTTCGGCATACCAACCTGGAGTGAAGGCTGCCACATATAGTTACCATAGTAACCTGAAGCAACAGCAGGGCGGAAAAGCCTGACGGCCATTTCGGTTTTGCGGTGCATCAAGAACGATGCGTTAGGAAGATACTGAGCAGGTAAAGCATATTCCAGCTTTACCATGTCGTCAGTAGTGATAGTATCCGCAGTCGCCAGGTCGGTTTTATTGGTGCCGACCAGGGTCGCATTGACCGCTACGCCGGCAGGTTCGAGATAGGTAGTATGACCCCTGCCAGTTGCGAAGCCAGCATCCTCGACGGCAGCCCGTGAATTGGCGAAGCCCTCGGCGATGATAGCAACTAAGTTGGCGTCAGTGTCCATGAGTTCGTCTTCACCGATTTTGGTAAGGCCTACCAAGTCCTCGGCATAGATATAGGCGGTAGCAGCGCCAGGGGTAGATTCAAGCCCGCCGATGCTGGTGCCGGTTTCCAGTTTGCCCCAGCCCATTGTCACGTCGGTCATGGAGCGCCAGCGCAACTTATCGCGCGATGTAGTCCAGACACCGGCGAACTGGCGGAAGCGATTGATGCCGGGGAGAGCGCGGATTATAGCCGCCTCAATATCCTCCGGGACTAGATATAAGCCAGTGGCATCTTCCACCAGGCTCTTCCGTTCAGAGGGTTCGAGGGCTGCCTTTCCACCGCGCATCCATTTAAAGAAAGCGGCGCGGTGTGCAGCAGCCTTCTCGTTTTTGGCATCGCCCATATCGGGTTTTACAACGGCGGTGCGCTGTAGTTTGGTCTCGAACTCGTCGAGCCGTGAATTAACTTTGTCCCATTTTATTTTGGTTTCGGCGGTAACTGCCCCCAGCTTTTCAGCCTCGGCATGATACTCGTCGGCGGTCTGCCGCATGGTTGCGGTAGCCTCTTGAATTTTGTCTGTAAGTTCCCTTATTTCGGGCATTTGATTTATTTAACCTCCTGTAAGGTTTTGAGCAGGGCATCAATGCGCCTTTCGGCTTTTATTGCATCGAACCCATCTATGGTAGAACGCAACTCGGCTAGAGCCATATCGGCGGCTTCATCTTCGCCTACAGCGGGGGGAGTGGATTTCTCCGGCTCCTCTGTCTGTGCGGCTTCGATAAGTGCCTGCAATGCCTCTAATGCGGATTGCACTTTCTCTAAATTACTGGCGGATAATACACGGCCTGACTTAACATTGGTCAGCACCGCATCAGGATTGGCAGCGAATGATACGGGGGAAATGTCCCATAATCTGACCTCTTTCAGGTGGCGGACACCCTCCACAACGGCATCGGTTATCGTGTCATAGCCAATAGATAACTCATTGATAACGCCGTCTTTCATGAGCGCCAGGATTTCCCTCGCCCGCTGGACGCCCAGTGAGAGTTTGGCCTTGATAAATAGGCCCCTCTCGTCTTCCCTGAGTTCGACGGGCTTACCGATAGGTTCAAGCGTCTGGTGATTCCAAAGTATTTTAATACGCTTGGCGCCTTCGGCGATGGTCTTGGTGAACGCCCCTTTGTCCACTACGTCGCCGTAGGAATCGGGTTCACCACCGAAAGTAGAACCATAGCCTTCAAATACACCAGTCTCTTCGTTGACTTCTTTGACTTCAAACTTAATTGTCTTATGTTCGTGCTGCACTTCTTTCTCCTTTGGGTTGTCCCATTGACCCTGACATACAGCGTAACGCCGCTCATTCTCTGGGAAATCGGTTATCATAATTCCATTTGTCATACATCTGGACATAAAATCATCGTGATTTTCACCTGAACTCGGTTTTGGTAGCGGCATAATAATCTCCTAGAACCCGTATAGTTCGGTGCAGCGGCAATTTATAACTTCGCTTGGGTCACCTGACGGGTCACCTGGGAACTCTAATCCGTTAGAATACGTCCCATTAAGTGGCTGCTCTTCACCTTCAAGGTCTGCATGGGAATCCCTGACAGTTGAATCCCTTGCGGTCAGCCATTTCTTAGTTTCTACTACACCGGATTGCGCAGCCGCCTCGTGCTGACCAAATCCTGCGGCCTTAGCCACCTCAGTCCTCGCAACCCTGGCGGCCTTCCACGCAGAATTGTCATCGTAGAAGCCCCGAATGAGTTTAGAGATAGCAGGTATGCCCTGGCCCTCAGTAAATCCGTTCAAAATAATCGCTTTAACGGCTTCAAGGTCGGTTGCTAATATAGCCTTCACAGTCAACGTTGCCTGTGATTTTATCCACTTGACCGCGGCTGCTGAGAACGGGTCGAATATCTGTGCCTTCGCAGACTTTGGTTTCATCCCCATATCACTCGCCGTCTGGTTGCCAACATCCTCGATAATGGACATATATGCCGCAGTCATGACCTTCAACCAGCTATCTGTTTGGCCATTGATAGCCGACGCCGCGGCCTTCGGTGCTGTGGTCTCGGTTTTGTCTTTAAGCGCCTTTACAATAGCGTCAGACAAATCCCCATAAAGCGGTTCTATCCTTTTACCAATTACAGCCCACCAGCCCATTCTTCGGCTGTCTATCCGCTTCCACTGTTGCGTTTTCTGCTCCTCTGTATCGGCCTGAAAAGCCTTGTTTGTGGGTCGTTTGATTTGGATACCATTTAGTTTATCCCCAGCCGCAATATTAGCGGCAGTATCCGCAACCTGTTGGCCTTCAACCGCTTGCCCGTTATCCTGAACAGACGTGCCGCCGGCGGGCATGAGAGAGAACGGGATATAACTTCTGTCCCAGCCGGTGAATTCCTCAAACCCCATCTCTAACCTATTATTTATCTGGTCGAACGGCACGCCCATCGCCCATAACGTCTGAGCGGAAGTAACCTTCTTATTGAAATCATCCCTTAAGGCTTCAACGTTGGAAGTGTCATAACCAATATCTACGCCATAGGCCGGCGCCACCCGCATCCGTAACGTGGCCCGTATATCATCTAACATGGGAATGACCACGTCCTGATATAACGCTTTGCGGGCTTCCATCATGTTATTGTAAGACGACTGCTCCAGGTCTCCTAGAAATATAGGCGAAATACCCAGGGCGGCGGATACATCCCGTTTATTCTGTAATCGTGAAGCAGTGTAGTCCATCTCCACGGCGGAGAGCGACATCTGCTCCCACTTGATTCCTTTATTCAATATCCACGGTTCGCGTCTGCTTATTTTCCCTCCATGCTCGGCCTTAAACCGCTTCTTGATTTCCTCCAGTTCGTCCGCCGTCATCTCGGAGTCGGTCGGGCTTAGAATACCGGACGGAATGCCCCTGTTCTGCATACTGACTTTTTGAGTGTCCTGCGCCTCATTGTCGGTGTCTATCGTGCGAGCAGCCGCCATGAGCGGGCCAATCCCCCAGTACGGATTGCCAGGGTCTGTCTGCATAAAATGAATAAACGTCTCAGGCGGGACTATCCGCTGCCTGGACTCCTCGTTAATCTGCCAGCCGTCTAACCATTTACCAGGTGCCTTAGAGGGGATAGGTTGAACCAGGTCAGGCATAACGGGCCAGACCTCAGTGATTCTTCCGTTAGTCATTATGGGCTGCCACAGCGCATTACCAGTTAAACACAAATGCCCGATTATAATTTCTATCATATCCTGGCCGGAGAACTCAAGATTGGGATGCAGCATTAGTTTAGTAAGCTCATGCTCAGGTAACGGAGTGCCATCATCAGCAAAGGCATACCAAGGAATTGCCGAGGCCGCTTGTATAATCGTTCTCACGCCCCGATAGACGAAGACCGACATTTTGTAACCTTCGCGCACGGCCTTCTTAACTGTCATGTCTGAGTAGATAGGGGCACCTGGTGTTAAGGCTGAGGCAAGATTTAATTTTTCTATTTTCCTGGTAACTGCTTTGGGTTGTATGGCCAATGCAACGGCAGTCCTTAAATTCTCAAACATTTATTATCTCCTATGCGATGAGCCAGGGAGTATGTGCGCTTAAAATCGATAAACTGGCGCTCATTGTATCTACCTGGTCGTCGTGGGCGCCCAATGGGAAGGATTCAACTTCGTCCAGAAAGTCGTTAACCCATAATCCATTTACTAAAAAGATATTACCTGCCTCGGCCTGTGAAGACGTGGGCGCGGCCCGTGTAACCTTATCGCTTGCGGGCCTATCAGCCTTAACTACAAATCCCGCGAGCTGCCTGGTGTAATAATCTATCAAAGACTTCCCACCAGCTCCGGGCTCCTGCTCGATATAAATGTGTGTCTCTTTACCGTCGAGTTTAGCCGTCTGTATTACAAGCGCTTCAACTGTCTGAGACGATGCCCTGAGATGGCGCATATCAGAAATATAGAACCGTCCTGAGGAATCCCGCCCCATTTTACAGCCTGCAGTCCAGTCCGGGTCTTTCCCTTTAGTGGCTTCTGTCGCCGCCATGTCCCAGTACCTGATATATCTAATAGTCGGCGCGGCGTCTATAATCTTAAACCACTGCCGCTTAAAGAGATTCCCTGCGTCCCTGGCAGTCCAGTCCCCTAAAAGAAGTCTCCCCCTGGTAATGGGGTCGAGCTCATTGAGGCTTTTAATATAAGATTCCCTGTCAAGATGAGGGTTATCGTCTAGGGTGGCGGGTATAAATATTCTTCCCTTGCCCCGACCCTCAATGATAAAACGCTGCTTCACCCAGTCATGCCCTATTCCGCCCGGGTTGCTGGCCGCCCTCATGCGAAGCGGGACATCGCTGGACTGAAGGCGGCGCAAGCGTGAGAACAGAAACCTGAAAGCCTTCTCATTAAACTCAGTGAGCTCATCAAAGCCGATAAACTGAAACTCCGCCGATTGATACCGATACATATCGGCTTCGTTATCAAGATAACCAAAAGAGACTGTCGCGCCACTAGGGAAATGTCCCGTCTTCTCCTGTTCTTTCCAAATTACCTCGGGGAACGGGGACGTCCATTCGTGGAACCTGTCTAGCAATGCTCCAGGTAGAGTAAGCTCAGAATAGTTTTTCCTGAATATAATAGCTGCATAATCCGGTGTGTCAACATATTTGAGCGCCGCCATTAAAAGGGCTTCCGACTTCCCTCCGCCAGCGGCTCCGCCATAAAAAGCCTCCTGGTTCTCTAATAAAAGAAACGCCAGTTGTTTTGGTGTTGGCTTATGCGGGATATAGGGATTCTTTTGTAGTCGGCAAAGGCTAGTTGCTAGTCTTAAACGCTCCGACTCTATCGAGGATTGAGAGCGCTCCGGCAATGTCAGAGTCGGCAATATTCCAATGTCCATTTATAGCCTCGCCCTTCGTGGTTACGTCGGTGTGCTCGGTTACGCGCCCTTCAACCCGGTCGGCAGTCTCACGAAACGCCTGCACGTTGCCCTTCTCTATCTCTTTCTGCATCGCAACAGCTGAACGCTGCGCTCCGGTAAGCTCGCCCTTGTTCTTCCATTTCGCTATAACATCAGTGGGATTGCCTACTTGCAATTCTCGCAACGCATCGCTCATACAGAAAGGTTTTGGAGCCCGCCCATTGGGGTTAGGGGATGGCATCCCTTTAATCCAAGCGGGATTGCCACGCCTGAGATTCGATTGTTTATCAATTTTCTGAATTACCGCCGTGTCCATTTAATTTAACTGCCTTTTTCCCCGTGTAATCCCATCTTGCTTCTAAGTAACAAGTCTGACTGCAATACTTTTGTTTTCGGTGCACAGTATCTTTTATCGCCCTAAAATCTAAGCCGCATTCGGGGCATTTAACTATTTTAGCTCTTTGTAAGTGGGGATAATGTTTCCCCTTTCGACTGCTTCCATGTTGACTTCGGAATATATAACCGCATTTTCGGGAACAAGTTTTTATTGAGTAATTGCCATATTTCGGTTTGAATGTCTGATTACATATAGCACAGACTAATTTTCGATGATAGCCATTAAAATCAATGTCATGTATTCCGCCGTGGCAAGCCTCACAAAGCGTTTGCCCATTCCCCACCACAAATCTTAGTTCAGGGAAATTGGCAAAGGATTTAATGTGATGTGGATGTAGGATAATCCATTTGTTATTTTGCTTGTTAGCTCCACACTTCTGACAAGTATAATTATCCTTTTCAAATACCGCTAACCGCCATTCCTTAAATTTAGGAGAACGCCTTAATAATGCACTTTGACTAGATTTCGGGTTGGACTTTTTATTAGCGGCTCCTATTTTAGCCTTATGCTCTGCGGTCTGATGCTTGCCTGACATCCCGGATAGATGAGTACCCGCATTCCACGGTCTAAAGCCCTTCCTGAATTGTCCTTTATTCACAATATGATTATAACATCACATTATATTTTAATCAAGACTGGTTGTTTTCCAGTAAAATCACTCCACCTGCGTAATATAACATCACAGTAATGCTCATCTATCTCCATCCCGTAGCACCTGCGTCCTAACTTCTCACAAGCTATAAGGGTGGAACCTGAACCGAGAAACATATCTAAAACAGGGTCGCCCACAAAGTCCTGTAATATCTGAACCAATAATCCCACTGGCTTTTGAGTAGGGTGAACACGGTCTTTTAATTCTGTCTTCCTATCTCCCTGCCTTAATAAACCCGACCACAAATGTCGATAAATCAGACAAGCCTTTTTATCAGAATTTGTCCAGATAAGTTCAACATCTGAAAAGTTATTATGGTCTAACCCGCCCTCTATCTTCTTATCCCAAACTAACCAAACTGTACTATCGGGCAATTTGGAGGCGAAGTTATTGGCACCAAATATTATTTGAGTCGTGCCGTATTCAAGGATACAAGAAGGGTCAAAAGGTTTATCGTCATTTTTTATTGGACGGTAAGCCCGTGCGTGAGCCAGTGAACGCACGGGCTTTTTCTCGATACCAACAAAGCCCAGCATAGAGGTCGTGCCAACACGACCTCTATGCACAATATCAATACCATACGGCGGGTCGGTGAACACCATGTCGGCCTTCTCGCCCCCCATCAGCCTCTCCACGTCATCTTTCTTGGTAGCATCACCACAGAGTAGACGATGGTTTCCTAGTTGCCACAAATCGCCCATCTTACAGATTGTCTCTACTGCTTCAGGGACGGCGTCGTCATCGGTTAGACCTTCGCCTGGGACGTGAAACTGCGTCATCAGTTCTTCGATTTCCTTGTCATCGAAGCCCGTTATCTCAATGTCGAAGGCCCCCGTGTTAAGCTCCTCTAAAATATCCTTTAATTTAGGGAAGTCCCATTCGCCGGAGATTTTATTCAGCGCCAGGTTTAACGCCTTCTCTTTAGCATCGGATAGTTTAACTACCGATACCTCAACCTCTTTTCGCCCCATCTCTTGCAAGATTTTGAGGCGCTGGTGCCCGCCCACTAAATTGCCTGTTGTTTCATTCCAGATTAAGGGTTCTACAATGTCAAACTCGGTTATTGATTTCTTGAGTTTCTTATACTCAGGGTCGGACGGCTGCAAATCTTTGCGCGGGTTATAGACCGCTGCCCTAATCCGGCTTATTGGGATGGTTTTAATTATCATTCAGTTTCCATAATCTTTTTAATTCACGCTCATTTTGATGGTTTGCCCACCCTGCCAATCAAAAAATAAACTTCAAAATAGGCCCTCTACCTATTGATAGCACTATGGCACTATGTTATATTGGATGTAGGGAGGGATAAAACGATAACAAATTGGAATGTAACTACTCTAACGCATACCCATGAGCACACCCACAGTGGAGTTGTGCACACCCATGAGCACACCCATCACAGGAGTAGAGCGGGCGGCGGGTGTATGAAGTGTAGCGCAGGAGTAGCGCATACACATAAGCACAACCCGCCAACTAAGACGGCGGCGGACATAGGAGATAAAAAATGGAAAAGGGCGACAGAGTCAAAATCTATGAAGACCCGTTCAGCCAGGATGTACTAGAAGGGGAAGCGACCTTAATCAAGCATGAATGGTCTGATACCGAGGGCGGCGAGCAATGGCGGCTTCGGTTTGACGGGGATTGTGAATCGATAGTTTCCCGCTACATCTATCCTAAAAACAAAGTGCAAGCCCGCGTCAGCCGATAGACGGCGGCGGAGAGGAGAAAAAAATGTCAAAACTAACCAACGAGGAAATCCGAGAAAATGCGGACGAATTCATCAGCCGGAGCGACAACTACCCTCTCAACCACATCGACAGAGCGAGCCTAGCTGAACAGATGCAATACACTATCGCGGATGGGGAGGATATCGAGACGATTGCCAGCCTCATAGAAAAAACCTATGTTGCGCGAGTCCGAGGCATAAAATGAAAGGCTCAACATACACAGCGCAAGAGTACCTCTCTGAATGCTTTGATATTGACCGATGTCCTGAATGTCATTGTTACACAAGCAATGATACAGAATACATGTCAAACAAAGCGGCCGCCATATGCGCTCAATGTGGCTACGAGTGGTGGTTTGAGATTATGGAAGAAGATATGCCAGATGGCAAAGATACGCTCGTCTCACTAACCAGGATTCTCGATGTCTGTGGGTTAGATGACACGCTTTGGGTATTACGATGCACCACAAATATACCCGCTGCGGAAAAACTAGCTCGTCTATTCACCTGTGATTGCGCTTGGCACGTGTTGAAATACTACGAAAGGGAATACCCAACCGATAAACGGGTGCGAGAGTGTATCAAAACTACGAGACGCTTCGCCAATGGGCTTGCTTCACAAAAAGAATTAGAGGATGCTCAGGAGGCTGCTTGGGCTGCTGCTCTGGCGGCTCAGGATGCTGCTCAGGCTGCTTGGGCTGCTGAAACCAAATGGCAGACAAGCAACCTACGTAAACTATTGGAGGTCAAATGATTATTAAAATCTGCGGCAAGGCTAAAGATGTTTTCGGGGCATTAGCTCAAATTCTCAAGGTCTACGGAAATATCACCCTGGCCGAGTTAGCGAGGAGGATAAAATGAAACTACTCTGCCTGTTACTAGGCCACGCCTGGAGAGCATGGCAATTACATCCTGCGTACGGCAACCGAATGGTAAGATATTGCCCACGTTGCGGTCACGCCGAGGAGAAACGAATATGAACACTTGTAATAACTGCAGACACCAGGGCGAGGATGTAACCTATCCCCTACCCACACTGAACTTTGCATGGAATAAAGACCAAACGCAACGATTCGTCTGCAAGGATCGACCCAGTTGCAGAAAAAGAGAATTAGAGAAGATTAAAGAGGAAGCTCAAAGGATATCAGTCAGCCCACCCCTATAACTAGGCTGTACGGGCATTTGAGAGGCTAGGGTTTTGGCTCTAGCCTCTTTCTTATATCGGTTTATGGCTGGCTCGGCCTTTGTCTCAAATAATAGGTACTTTTTGTGACAGCCCGCTTTTTAGATTGTGGCGGGGCCAGGGATGATAAACTTTAAGCACCTTAGCACCTAAAGGGCTGGCCCGCCGCTAAAAGCATACTAGGCATTTAATTCCTCGCAGGCTCTCCTGGCAAGATGGAAAGCGAGAACACACTCAACGTCGGATACTTCGGGGTCGGCCAGCATCTCGCAAAACGAGCGAAGTTTATCTATGGTTTGCTCTAAGCTCTTTGACAAACCTGTACCACCATATCTGACGGAAAATATAGTTTATAATGCGTTTCACGGAAGCAGCACGTCCTTGCGGGGCCACTTAGGGTATATGTCGCAATAATGACTCACACAGTAATTTTTGTGTACCGTTTGTTTGATAACAGGGTAGGGTATCCGAGGCAGGTCATCTGGGGCGGGTACATACGGGATAGAATAATCCCGGTCGCCCTTCTTGACTGTTTTCAATATCGTCCTCCGTTCTATCAGGTTTGTCTTCAAGCAAATCAGCTTCATAATCATCTAACCAGGGCGGCACCATGTGAATCGGCTCAGTCTGTCTGCCACAATGAGAGCATACCATGTCGTCTGTAAGTTTCTGGCAGAATGGGCAGTAATGGGCGGACATTTCATCCCTCGATTGTGAATTTTCGTTCATCGGGCCAGATGTGTAAAACTGGCGCTCCTATACGGGACGGCTTATAACCCTTCATTTCAGGATAACCGATTGACTCATCGTCTGGGGTCATGGGTTGCGTATAGGCTTTCACCCATGAGCCTGTTATAGTGGCTTCTAGCGTCAGGCTTTTAATCTTGCCGTTTTCTAATACGAGCCTATCCGGCGTGTGGTGTGTCATGGCGTGGAGATGCCCCATAAAATAGACATCTGCCTGCACATCATTGACCAAACTGAGAAGGCGGTTTAACCTTGCCCCTGCTGTCTGAGCTGCACCGGCCCCGTGCCATGCATGAATTAAGAGGTTCCATTCTGACTTATTGCAACGGCGGAAATTCAAATTAAGGAAGCAGGAATAACCGCCATAAGGAACATTGAGGTCATCAACTATATGCCGCGTGATGTCGTGCTGATGCGCCTTGTGGATAGTTTCCTCATGATTCCCGGTGAGGTAAGCCAAACATTTAGGGGCGATGGGTTTCAGAAATTCAACTATGCGCTTTCTTTGGCTCTCAACAATATCGTCTTTCTTAACCCATGAAGCCAACCCGCCCATGTCAAACCGCTTATCATCCTTTGTAATGCAGTCCGCCCAATCTCCCATCCCCACCCAGTATGTATTTTTGTTTTTTAAGATAATATCTCGTTGCTCGCAGGCGGCATCCTCGGCAGCATGGATAGAACCAAAATGTGAGTCCCCAAAAGGTATTACATCTATCCTGTCAGGCCGAGAATACTCTAGCGCTCGCTGAATTACTTGCATTCTACCTCACAAACCAAGCTGACTCAGACAATCGGCAATTTGAACGCTTATCTTTTCCATCCTGGAATGTCTTACCTCACCGCATAAGTGGGCATGCATTACTTCGTGAATAGCTGTTAGTTTTTGCTTGATAGGATGGGCGTTCCGGTCAATGAATATGCACAAGTCGTCACCCTCCCACCTGGCATACCCGCCGCCCGTCTCTTTCGGCATATCCTCGAATACAGCTTTTATCATAGTTTGTATGCATCTTTTGGGAAATAGATACTGACTGACGAGTTTGTATACATCCGCTCCTGTTCTGCTTTGAAACACTCGCCGCCCTACTGCCTCAACTGTCACGCACTAATTAGGTTACGGTGAGGAATAATCTACCCGTACACCAAGCCTTCCAGCGTGACCCTTCGGGCGGCTTATAATAAGAGAGCGCCATTGCCACAGGACTAACCCTTTGGGTTTGACGCTCATCGTGATAATCCAGCTAGGGAAGAAGAAAAGAAGGACAAAAAGAAAGAGCCAGCGTCTTTGCAGACTTCCAACCCTTGCTACGTATTTTAGCATACCAGACAGATGTATTGCAAACAATTTATCGCAATTTTGAGAACCACAGGCTAAACCGATAGCATTCCCTTTTGTTGTTCCCCACTTCGGTTCTCCTATCGCACAGCTTGTCGAAATGTGTAACACATTCCCCCTGTTTCCAGCATTTGCAGCCGTTATGCTCGGCGCTGCACTTGTCCAGCATCTTGACTATCCCGTTAAACGTCTGGGGAATTCCTTTGACAGCTACCATGTAACACTCCTACATTTCCCCTGTATCTCCAAAACTAAATATTTAGAGTCATAACACTTTGTCTTAATCGTTCAACTGCGATAGCGCAATACTTTTCCGAGATTTCTATTCCAATACACTTCCTGCCTAGGATTTTGGCGGCTACCAGTGTTGTGCCACTTCCCATAAAGGGGTCGAGAATTAAATCTCTCGCCTTAGTTGAACCGCGTTGCATGACTAGCTGCCACAAATCCAACGGCTTAGAACATGGATGGTCAATCCACTTTTCGGATGTTTCGTTTTTATCTATCACATCTGGGCGTCGTCCTAATCTATCTGTCAAATAAGGGTCTTTACCATACGCTAGAATTGGCTGCCAGCAGCAAAACCCCCACGGCCCGGAACCGCTACCAGCTTTGTTTATCCAGCTTAATATCCAGCGCGGAGTAGGGAATCGTTGAATGTTTGAAACGCCGCAAGTAATCAACATTGTTGAAGATAACCTTGTCAGTTCAGGAAATATGCTTTTGATAAGTTCGTCAAGATTTGCGCCGGTATCCTCGTAACTTGCGTATTCAGTTCCATTAGCATACGGCGGGTCGGTCAGGACTAAATCCACCTTAACATCTAACTGCGGTAAGATAAGTCGACAGTCTCCTAAATAGATTTGGATGCCGTTACCATCATCGTAATATGGCGTTATCATCGGTGATGATTCACCCACTGGCTCCATGTGCAGGGCTTCCGACCCCGCCGCTTGCAACCTTTGTGCGGGCATCTCGAACAGTCGTTGACTCGCCTGCAATTCCCACTGATATAGGACAGCACAGAACGCCCTTCCTGCGGTAGGCCGTTATAGTCTATGGTGTACTGCCCTTGTACCCCTAGAAAGATGGCGTAGAGCTTCCGGCCAGCATCACCGCATAGAGCAAGCCGAACCTTTATCTCGGCCAATATCTCTATCTCGCTCTGGCGCGGCATGTGCGGGTTGACCGACCTCGATATAGGCATATCGGTGTAACCGCTGTCACGAGACGGCCAGCCCTCCAGACAGTTATTCAGAATAAATAAAATGTCGTCTCTTGTGTATCGGCACTCGCTTGGTTTCAGATAATCTAACATACACCTAGTCCCTCAATCCTCCCCCAATGCTACTTAGCTCCTGTTTCAAATAAAGCTCCCACAGTTTATAATCCGCCTTCCCAAATATACGGGCTCTAATATTTAAATAATCGAATTCCTCCTGGCCTAACCTTTTCAACATAAACTCATCAAACTCGTGCGGGTGCTCATGGAAGTATTGGTGACACCCAAAGTCGAGAGCCACCAGGTTGGACGGGTCGAACCTAACATTCCTCATCCTGCGACCGTGATAATGACAACATTGAAGTCTGCTCCAATCACCATAATCCCTACCGCATCGTTCACATTTTCCTTTGGATTTACGGCGTACATACTCGGATGCTAATTTATCCAACTTTGTGATAGCAATTTTCATTGGAGTTCTTTAATCACTTTAATAAAACTTTTAGTAGCAATATCATCATCAGGAGAGTTAATCAATTTCCATTTCTTACCCAAGGCAAAAGCACACCCTAAATCAAAATGAACACCTTGTGAAATAGAGGAATAAAAAATATGGACTTCATCCGCAAGCCGTATTTGGTGGCACATCCTCAAACAGATATTCAAGCCCGTAATATCAATTTGAGGTGTATCCCTTGGTGGTAAATAAACTGTATGCCCCTGACTCTCTAATTTTTCTACATAATCATAAACCTCTTGCGGAGTACCACCCCTAACACTGCAAATAATTGTAACTCTCATTCATTCCCCCTTCTCAGCTATGGGCTTCAATTTTTCTAAAAGCCTAGTATGGTCTACACTCATTTTACCCAAGCATATTCCGCAATGAATAAGCGCTTGTTTAAGCGTGAAGGCTTCCTCTTTAGTTATCTCTGGTCTGGCAGCAAGCTGGGCTTTCAAATCTTTGATTTGCCTCCTCAGTTCAAACCTGCTGGTACAACTTTCATCGATGTAAACGTCTATGATTGCCTGTGCCTCAATAGGTGTCAGCATCATAGCCTCTAACTCCGAAACTTTGCGAGATAGTTTGATATTATCTTCCGTAAATTCCCTTATGCCATTTTGTAGGTACTTCTCCTTGCCTTCCAGCTCTTTTATCCTATCAAGATAAGACTGTAGCTGGCAGTTGGCTTCGGCTTCAAGGTCGTGTAGATATACTGAACGATGGCCTCCTGACAATTTTAATTTTCTCCGCTGCTTTGGCTCTGGTGCTACTGGAATACAGTCATGATTTGGTGATGTTATAGAATCAAGCCATTTCCTACATTTTGTGCAGTAGCGTTCAAATTCACTATACATCATAGTCTCCTAATTCTATTCTCATGCCCGCATTTGCATTTAGTGTCCATCTATTTCCCTCCTATCCGGTTGTGTATTGCTATGGCTGCTTTTTCAACACTAAAATCAGGCATACAAAGAGATTCGCTAAGACTATGGGCAATCTGTTCTACAGTTACCTCTGGTCTTATTGCTTTGCCTGCTTCAAAACCTTCTTGCCAACTATGCTCACGAGCACAAGTAGTACAGGATATATCATTACACTGATTGTGGAAATCATGTTCATAAGGGTTCTCTATTTCCATGCTATTCCTCCTTCTTTTTCACTCGTTACCAGCAGGCTCGGTGAACCCCCTGCTTTACCCTGGATAGGCTGATGTTGTGCAAGTACAAGGAACCCTGCCACAATCTATACAGTGTTTGAACAGTTCACATCACCTCCTTCCTTTATTTTTGGGATGGGCTGGCTGATACATCGCAAACTCAGTCATTTATCCCTTGTTTGGCACCCATCCCCCTGCCAGCCTTACCAATCTCGGTGTCTTTTGAATGTAGTCTTTCTGTATTAGTATTCCTTTACAGTAGAGACATTCATGAACCGCTTACTCGTGCTGGCATATATCTTCTGGCAGGCTCGGCAGACTACCCCTTATTCTTAACTGACCGATACTTACCGTCTCATCACGGATGGACGCCTACCAGTTGATACCATTACTTCCCTCGCGGGCCAGCCCTTACATCCGGCAACCCCTCAACTTCCCAATTAGACAGTATCCCCGCGATGTAACGATATTCTGGGTGCCCCTGGTTAATTGCCTCGCGTAACGCTTTCGTGCAAACATCAAGGCCGTATTTTTTCTCAATAATTTCAAGGTTATATGGAGTTATTGGCACATTATTCTCTCGGAATCTTGTTTTTAACGTAATTAAATCCGAAGTCATAAAAGCCGACGACGACCCGTTTTCTGGTGAAGGGGTAGGGGTTGTCGTCTTCTCTTTATCTGTTTCTCCTTTGCTCTGTTCTGTCTTTGCTCTGTCTTTGCTCTGTGGAGTTTCGCCAACGTTTCGACCATCCGAAACCCCTGCGAAATCATGCCGAAACTCAGAGGTTTGAGCGTATTTACCCCTCTTGGCGCGGCGTAAACCCTCTATGGTACTCAATGACCTCTTGACGCGGTCGTTGGCAAGTCGTCTCGCCTCCGTCCACGAACACGAGCTGAACAGCCCACACTTGCACGCCGTCGCAATGACTTTGTCCAGCTTTTGGGGGGTGACACTGAGCCGTTTACAAAGAGTTTTCGTGACATCGGGGTCAGATAAATCAAGCTCCCCGTCAGTGGTACGATACATTCTCGCCCACAGTCGGATGATGATACCCACACCCTCGTTGCTATGCAGAGCCAGGATAAGCTCAATCTTATCGTCGCTGTCGAAGTCGGTATCGAGGTCAAAGTAATCAAGCCCTGCCTTTTGCGGTCTAGCCATATTATTCCTTTTATCTTGTTATTCCTACCATAGCTTGTAAAAGGGGATTGTCCGCCAGAACGGGTCTGCCAGAACTCTGTGCTTGCCGGTTCCCCTGTCCACTTCCAACCCGTTCTCTCTGAAACTTTGCAGGCTGGCAACATAGAGGCTGCCGGGTGTCTCCAAAATTCGCTTCTCTATTAGCTTGCAATATTTGGGAGACAATTCATATCCTACGGCTCGCCGCCGCAATCGTCTGGTAGATTTGCTGATACTCTTTAGGCTTCAATCCCGTGAGGTGCTCGATGGACGGAAAGCCTGCTTCTTTGGCTATGTCGCTCCGGCTCATGTTAAAGTCATCATAACAAGCCTGGAACAAGCCGCCTGGCGTCTTGATTGTGGTAGCATCCCGCTTCACCTTGCCGCCAGCAGGGGCAACTTCCGAGGGTTGCTCGGTAGTTGCTACCACCTGCGGAGTTTGCTCGGCGGGTTTTGACACAGGGGGCGAGGCGGCCTCACCTGGCCTGTCTTTATGCTCGTGACACCACTCTTTAGTGTCGCCAATGGGATGAGCAAAGGATTTCATCTTGCCCCGCAGGAAGAACTCGCAGTTGTGGACTTCACACCAGTGCTTGACTTCGGTGGCGGTGGATTCCACATCAGCTTTAGAGGCCATGTCCTGTATCTCTTCGGCAGGAGTCGGGCGGAAGCCAGCAAGAACTACAACCCATGCCAGGCGATTTCTCAGGGCTTTGGCTCCAGCCCGTGTCTGTGCCATACTTGCTAATTGAAACCACGGTTTGACTTTCCAGTTGGGTTCGTCTCTCATGCAGTAGGCTTCGGCTCCGCCCAGGGTTTCCCCCGAATGGAAGTTGACTAGCTTCGCCGTAGCCTTTGCACCTTTCACGCCATCAATTTCTACTGGCACGGCCTCGCCGGTTGATACCATGTAGCCGTAGAATTGGCCTACAGTCTGCCAGTCCTCAAACTCAAGGTATTGTTCGCCGTTCATTATGACTGGCTTTTTCTTCTGGCTGATGACAGTTGTGAGGGCTTGAGCCGCTTTCTTAGCATCCTCAAGCACCTCAATGGGGTTGCGGTTGAGAATGAGCGGTGTTGCTGATGTTTCTATCTTCGTTATGTCTTGAGTTTCCATCTTATTCCTCCTCCAAACTCGGTTTATTTACCAGCTCTATCCTTGCGGCCTTGCCTACCTTAATAAGTTCCAACCGCCTTTGATTTATGTTGTGCATCTGCGGGTTGTTCTGCCTGAAAAGTTTATTATCCCTGTCGGTAAGTTCCTTGTATTCCTTTTCCAGCCAGCTTTTAAAAGAGGCCATGTCGGTTATTTCAGGAGTGAGAGCGGGTTCAGTGTTAGCGTCCATTATCGTCCGCACCTCCTTACAAACTCCACCACTGTCATCTTGGGGTCAGCCCGTCCCAGCCTGAGAAATTGCTTGTATGCCAGTGTATATTTGCCATGTATCAGCATTATCACTCCTCCATCTGGATTGCTTTTATATAGTCGGCGTATTCCTGCGCCTTCAAGCCCTCGGTGTGCAGCCTGATTACAATGTCGTCAATGAGGGGGTTGACACGGATAATGGCGGTGTTAGTTGTTTCATTTTCCATACCTACCTCCATGTCTCTCTGCGATTTCGCACATCCTGAAAAATATCCCAGAAAAGGGCATCACGCTTGGCCTCGTAGTCTGCATCCAGGGGGGCACGCTTGGCCTTGTAGTCTGCATCCAGGGGGGCAAGCCTGGCCTCGTAGTCTGCATCCAGGGGGGCACGCTTGGCCTTGTAGTCTGCATCCAGGGGGGCAAGCCTGGCCTCGTAGTCTGCATCCAGGGGGGCAAGCCTGGCCTCGTAGTCTGCATCCAGGGCGGCACGCTTGGCCTTGTAGTCTGCATCCAGGGGGGCACGCTTGGCCTTGTAGTCTGCATCCAGGGGGGCAAGCCTGGCCTCGTAGTCTGCATCCAGGGGGGCACGCTTGGCAGCGCAGTCTGCACGCGCTACCGGGGTTAGCAGACCCAACGGCGGCTCTCCGGCCATGCCAAACATCTGCCCGGTTTTAATTGCCTTGATTATGGGATTAGGGAAATTGGCAGAGTTCGAGAAATTAGTACATTCCTTATCTTCGCCCTCGCCGCTCTCCACCCCGAAATAGAAGCGGATTGCTCCGTGTCCCTTCAAGTCATCTCTGTTGGCCTGTTTTTGAAGTAGTTTGCCTTTTTCAGTGTTGAAGATAAGGTCGTCGGTTAGGAATAGAATTGATTTGCCTTTTTCAATCCAACTTACGAATTCGCACATATTAGCTCCCTTATTTGTGCCTCCTGTAGTTTCAATAATTCCCCGATGGTCATGTCTGGCGCTTTATCGGCGGCAAGTTTCAACTGTGCCGCTACCTGGCGCATGGTGCCGCGCAGTATGAGGACATAGCGGCGGGTCATCTCAGTTCCTTCGCACAGACCGGACACTCAATTGGTTCATGCATCTCGCAGCCCGTAGATTCGTCGGGTTCCAGCCCGAACATCTTGCGGAATTCTTGCTGGTCTAACCCGCAGATGGGACAGATGCCTTGCTTTTTTACTAGGTTTTCCTGTATATTGGTATTAGGGTTCACTTGTTTCCACTCCTTCAGGGGGCTGGCTCACTACCAGCCCCCTTCTTTTTGCGCTTGTCTCACTTTTGATTGGCAGTTAGTTCCTGTTTGCTGCGCACCTCCTTGCGTTCCCTTGCCGTCCAAGTCATTGCAAAAAGCGTTCATCTTTGTTAGTCCTCTCTATCAACCTGCGGTAGAGTTCGTATGGGCTTTGTGGTTATTTTGCGGCATCTGCGGCATTGATAGCGCTGAAGTGTATCGCTTTTACGATAATGGATTCCAGCCTTTACAAGTTTACCGCTCTGGCAAGTCGGACATTTCATACTTATTTCCATACTAGGTATGATAAGGCTTATATAACCGCTTGTCAAGCCTCCTTCACGCCTAGCGAGGCGATAATGAAAATAATTATTTTAGACAACAAAAAAAGGGCGGCTACCTCTTGCGAGATAACCGCCACCTTGCACCTACCAATGTCACAAATTATACCTATTATTCGTGACAAAGGGATTGAATCGCTTATGCCTGTTTTGAGTATGTTTATGCCACTTCTGGTAGTTCTATATGCGTACTCGTGAGGTCGGTGCCACACGTCATACAATGCGCCTCTCCCTTGAAATTGACTCGTATCCCCTCATAGTTTCTGCCGCAGTTTGGACAGTCAGGCCAGGGTTCTCGTTTAACCGTAACACTCATTTTACCTCCTATGTAGGTTTAGTCCGTATCTTTAACAAGAGCTTCCGCCGGATGCGGCGCTTCTTGTGTTTTGGTGTGTTACTCATTTTGCAGCATAAGCCTGTTGTAAGGCTTGCAGTAATTTCTTAGCCTGCTTCTTTTTCTTATCAGGCTTCATTAAGAGGATAATTTTACTTGTCTTGGCTGTCGAAGTTGGCTCACACATCCCCCTACCTCCCATACGCCAGTTCCAAAATATGATGCTTCGCCATCTCTATCTTGCGGCGTTCCCTCTCCATCTTTTTGTGTTTGGTTTCCATTAAATCAAGGGCTTGCTCCAGCCCGTAACATTCAATGGCTTGAGGCGGCAGTCCCATTAAACTAACCATCTCTGCGCCCAGTAACCCCATTGACTCGTAACCTTTGTCATCAAACTCAGCTTCCTGGCGGTAGAAGATACCATTGGAATTAACCCAACCACTCGATTGGTTGTATAATGAGAATACCCAGTTTATGGTCTCGGTGTCAAAGTGGATAGTGGTTTCATTAACACATTTCTGCCCCTGATACATCATGGTAGTCCAGGCATGATACCCGACAGTTGAGCCATCCTTGGCCGACACAATCGCACCCAGCGCGGTCTTGGCAGAGATACCACCAGCAATTAAAAGTGAGGTATATAAAAGAGCGGTGTCAATACAGATTCCCAGGGTCAGCTTTTGAGTCTCAGCCGGGAAGCCCCATGCGTAGTCTGCTGCGTAATTAAAATAATATCCTTTGCAGCAACCCTTATCGTATCGTTTGAAAACAAGCCCCGCAGACGGTGCTTTCTTGTTATCCAGTGGATAGGTAAATTCATCTCTGATATAGTTGGCGCAGAGTTTGATAAAGTCATCATCCGTTAAAGACAAGCCCCTTAAAGCAGCCGCCTGTTCTCTTATGGCAGCATTATTCGGGGTAACAAACTCGGTAACAAAATGTCTCGTAGGGCGATACGGGCACTCTGGGATTAGCATTTCAATTACTCCTCTTTAGTCGTCTAACAGCCCAGGTTAAAACTTTGCTGATTTTATAGGGCAAATTCTCAGGATGTGCCCGCTGGTATGCCGTAATATGGGGACAAAAATACCACGCAAAGAGATAGATAACAATGGTGGGAATTACCCACCATCCCCTGAATTGAGCTGTTGCATAAAAGACAACAAGCGCAATTCCCCAGGCTATTGCGGGCCAGCGTCGCTCAAACCTGTCACATTGTCTGGTAAAGGGTTCTTCTTTTGGGCGCTGAAGGAAAGAGGAATAAAACCATAAATATACCCGTGCTATCCAGTTTAAAAACTTATTCATGCCCGAACCTTTTGAGAACTTTTGTAATCTCCGTCTGGTTTTTTGCACCTATGTAACCCAGTAAAACGCCGAGTATCCCCGTGCCGGTAGAGAGGACACCCGCCTGGTTAGTTACCGCCCCGAATATGATAAGGAATAGCGAGGCCAAAGAAGCGACACCGATAATAATAAGCGAGGTGTTTGGCATAGTCCCTCCGTAGAATCGAATCGTAGTGGCTCTAGCGGGCTTTAATCGAATGGATAAGAACGAAAATCAAATAAAGAAATCCTAAAATGATACATGAGAACTCAAAAACCGCAATAAACTGATTCGACTCGGAGTATTCACAGACTTGATAACCGAGAGCGAGCGGAAGCCATGTTACAGCCGCCCAGAAGGTAGAAAAGAGGCCGATAACGAGAGCCGAGACTATGAGGGCTTTATTGGGTTTCATTTTAGAATAAAGTCCATTCTATCCAGTATAGGAGAGAAATAGTGGCTACGGCTTGAGAGACTTTGTAATAATAATTTGGGGGTATAAAAAAGGATACAGCATTTGGCGCAATACCGACCTGGGCAATTTGAGCGGGTGATGCATTAGCCGAACAGTATATATTAGCCGCCCCGGTTACCCCGCATTGTATGGTTATAGTGGCAAACATCAATTTCCCACTGGTATTCTGGTAGACCGTCCCGTCTACAGCACGGCTGGCGGTAACATCCGTTTCGGTGCAGGTATAAATCGGCCCCGTGTTCTCATTCATTTTAGCGGCTGTAACAAGTTCGCCTGTAGCCCAAGTTGGCATGATTTTCTCCTAATAACTCAGTATTGTTGTCTCGCCTAGTTCAGAAAGACCGGCGACCCCTAAGGCCCAGTAAACCACAGAGTCGGCATTAGATAACTGATATTGTGTAACGATGTATCTCAAAACGGGGTCGCTGGTGTTCCACGCCTCGGTTATTCCCTCGATATGATAATCCTTATTGAGCGACGCCTGTGTCATCTTAATTGTGATGCGGGATGATAAATCCTTGCCAAGTGTTATCGGATAAAGACTGCAGGGATTGTCTCCATTTTTAATCGTGATACTTTTAGCCCGTAATGAAGGAGATTTATATTGTGATAGGAGATATTGAGTCTGGGATAATACCTCCGCATCCGTCGTTACTAATAAATTTCCCCTCATCAGGCTGCGTTTACCGTTGGCTGTTATACTACTGCTATCGGTTGATACTTGCTCTGCTCCCCCTGAACGTGTAAATCGAATATCGTTATAGATGTATTGTTTATCAAAAGCTAATTCTATATTAGAATATCCGAATTCCCCACCACCAGGAGGATTGGCAAATATGGCCTGCGAAGTCGTATAGGGTGATTTGAATCTGGCGTGCCTGTCCTGAAAAACAACCTTGCCGTCTGTCGCCGTAAAGAATATCCCGCGCTCAGATGTCGCAACGTTAAACAGATGGTCTAAAGCATTCTCATTGACTAACGCCCCGGTGGCTTTCATAAGAGATTGACCTGCATCTAAGGTTCTTGAGCCGGCGGGCCAAGCCAAACTATCTAATACATTCCCGAAACGAGTCCCTGACAATTCCTGTGCGTATCCAGCATTATTAAGCGCCAGATGTGATAGATTCTCAAACAAGTCCGAACAGGTTAAGGTCGTAACGGGGCCGAGCATAGGGTCAAGAATGAAACTAGGTTCCCAGCTTTCAATAAATCCAGTGAATCGGTCGTAAGTAGTCCCGCCATAAGTAGCCTGAATATTTATCCTTTTACCTGGTAGGACATTCGGAGAGTAAGCACCGCCGGTATTGTTTGACCAGAAATTATCCGATGTATTGAGTAAAGTAATAGTTGCCGTGCCAGATTCCATGCGGTCGAGTTCGTGCCGTCGGCCCCGTTTGGTATTATAAGAAATAGCGTATGAAGAAACATCCTCCCATACAGGTGCAGAATCAAATGGGTTAGATGCAAAGGCTATCCTGACTGTAATTACTGGTGCGGGCATTTAAGCCAATCCTAATGAGTAATTACGGGACTGGTCTCTATAAAGTCCGCGCCTTACCACATCAATAAGCTGGTTTTCACTGACTACCGAACCCTGCACGGTGATGTAGATAGGTGAACCGCCACCGCCTCCCATAAGCGCCCCTGGCGTCTTGGTTGCGATGATATAATCCGCTGGGTCGGTAGTGATTATTTGCCCATTCTGCACGATGCCGTCGTGTATGCCGAATAGGCTGCTTATCCCGCTCACTACACCGCCCACGCCCTTGAAGAGAGTTCCCAACACGCCGCCCACGAGCTTAGCCACGCCTTCAAGTATCTTGCCGATAAACTCTACAACAGGCGTGAGTAGTTTCATAAGCTCGGCAAATATCCCGATAAGCGGTGTTAACGCCGGTAATAGAGCTTTAATAATCCCTAAGAGCGGTGTGAGTACAGTAACGACGAGTTTCAACAGTACATCGAAAGGAATAGCTTTCAAAAGTTGCAGGAATAAATCCACCAGGGGGGGCAATAATTCAGCTATCAGCTTTCCGATTTCTTTAATGGGGAGGGCTTTGACTAGTAAAACGAAGGCGTCAATGAGCGGCATTAAAGCAGGCATTAATGCGGCGGCAACCTCATTCATCAACCCCTGCACAGCGCCCTGTAGTTTAGTTAAGTTATCATTAAAAGCAGCGGCTGAATTGGCAGCATCCTGCGAGAATATGAGTCCCAGGTCGGCGGCCTCATCTTTCATAGCTTGAAGCCCTTCCCTGCCAGAGGCCAGCATAGGAAGTAACTCAAGCCCAGACCGCCCAAAAACATCCTGTGCAACAGCCGCCCTTGTTAGGGGGTTTTCCACATCAGCGATAGCTTCAGATAGAATATTAAAAGTATCTTCCGGCGATAAACCCTGTAATTGTTCAACGGAGAGGCCGAGGGTTTTCATGGTGGCGGCGCTGGCTGCGCTATCTTGACTGAGAGCCTGTAGGAAATTAGCAGTTCCTTTAATAGCTGTACCGACGGTTTCTAAAGACGTGCCGGATAAATCAGCGGCATACTTCAACCCGGATAAAGCCTCAGTCGAAATGCCTGTCTTAATTGCCATCTTTTGAAGCATATCGCCAGTATCGGCAAAGGATTTGACAGAAGCCACGCCAGCGCCAACGGCGGCGGCCCCTATAGCCAAAATACCAATACCCGCGCCTTTAAGAACCGGCCCAAGCCCGCTTATATTCTCTTTAACCTTCCCCAGTTCGGCGCTGGCTTCGTCGCGTAATTTGAGCAAAATTGACAGTTCGCTTGTTGCCATCATTTACCTCGTTCTGTTACCTCGTTCTGGGCTGCCTTTTCAGTCCGCAGGAATAGAGATACCTCGTCAATGATATGTGATGGGGTATTCTGGTATTCCCAGTAGTTCCAGCCCATAGACTTCATAACCTGAAACCGCATCCATCTGGCGGCATCATCTACTGTCAGGCCTTCTTTGGATAAGCCTGTTAAAGCCTCGTATAGATTAAGATGGATGCCGCCTACTCGTTTTTTATTACAAACTGGGTTGCAAGTTCGGTGATGCGATTGACCTCTTCAAGAACCTTCGTGCGGTATTTCAGTCTGAGATTGGAGATATTTTCTTTATTTACCGGCACTGGTATATCATTTTCCTTGAACGACCATGCCACAACCGACCGCTCCAAGAGCGCCATGCGGCCTAATGACATACTTACCTGGGCTTTGTCACCGACCGCCTCAGCGTGGGCCATCTGGTTGAGGATATAGTCCTGATCGGCCTGCGTCAGCTCTGCCTTAATGTCAACCCACTCACTGTCGGGAAAATCCGCCCTGACAGTCTCATTCCCGATAAAAAACTGGCTCATATTAAGTCCAGACCCCGACGGTATCCGCGCCGCTGAGATTAGCCTTGATGGTGAACATGAGCGGGTCGGTTGTCTTGGCATTGATTTTGACGTCCACAATGTCTAACTCGCAAGTTATTTTCATATAGCCAGCAGTTGAACCAGTAGGGCCATATTCGATTGAACGTGTCGCGGTGTCGGTCTTGAAGCTCTTTACTACGTCATAGGCCGAGTCAGCCGCGTCATCGAGTACACACTCCAATGTGACAGTGGCCTTTGGCAGTCCGCGTAGCCATTTGTAACCCAAGCTCCCACCTGTGGTCACGTCTCCCATGTCATGCTCAGCCGGGAGTCCGTCCACCGACTTAACGAAGGCCGAGATGTCTTTCAATACTCCCGCCTGCGTGTCCAGTTTTACAACCAGTGCATTTCCATATTTTTTACCCGATAATGCCATGTTATCCTCCTATTTAATTTCTAAGCCATGCAACGATAAAAGTGCCTGTATAAGTAGGCGTTCCCCCGAACGTCCACGTAACACGGATATACTGTTTGACCGCGTTCGATGTGGTCTTGGTTTCTGCTGTTCTCGTAGCCACCGACCCATTCAACGTAGTAAAAGTGATTAAAGCGGCAAATGGGTCGGTTGACCCGTTATCAGTTGACTGCTCTATTTTTACCTGGAGAGTGTCATCCTCCCCAAGCCCCCAGATTTGTAAATAGGCCGAACAGCCAGCCGAGGTTGCCGATAATTCGTCTATCGAAGTCCCGTTGCCCGATGTGGTGCGTGTAGCTGCTGGGTGTAAGTTCTTTATCGTTTCCCATGCCACGCCTTGGCCCTTTAATTCAGCCGTGAGTTTATTCACGTCCGTGGTTACAGAGTTGAATTTATATTTCGTAAGCACAGCCTCAGAACAAGCTAACCCATGGTCTCCCTGGGTGACACCGAAGGGAATGATTACCTGCGAGCCGGTCGAGGTAAGGCGGATATTATCGAGGGCTGCCATATAGTTATCATCCAGAAGCGCTTCGATGGCCACGCTATCATTATGAGGGCCTTTGATTGTCTGGTAGCCGGAGCCATCCATCACGGCAACTTGTGCATTGGCCACCGCCATCTGGGGCGAGGCGCTTACAACCATTGCGCCGATGTCGTATCCGCCGACATAAAATCTGCAATTTTTGCCGTGATATAAACCCATAATTGCCTCCTAGACTAGAGTATCCAAATCAAATTTAACCCCGATATAGGTCACACCGCCGAATATCAGTCCACCGTAGTCCCTGAAGCCAACTACTCGAACATCTGAGGCATAGGCATAACTTCCTGATTCAATAGCTTCTTTTACCGACATAGACCCAGTGGGAACTATGTAGGCGTCAAGTAAGTCCTGGGACTGGCCTACATCTCCAATACGAGAAGCTAATACAGTAACCTCGAATTTGGGCATCCAGATACCTGAATAAGCAGTGTCATCATATAGCCCGCTCGAAGGGCGGATAAAAACGCAGGGCGTTTCGATATTATCCGGCACGGTATCATAGGCCCGCAATCCCGGGATGCTTGATAGGGCGGTTTTTATCTCGTCTCGTAATCCTGTTATCATTTGGAAAACCTCTCTTCAATAGCTTTAGCGGCCTCATTTAAATACTGGTCTATCTTGTCCTTCGATTGTTCAAGGGCAGGATTGAGAAAAGGATAACTTACTCCGGAAGTCCAGCGAGAACTCCCGAATTCTACCGGCGCGGCATAGATAACATCCGATTTTACCCTGGCAAACTCGGGGATGGGTGAAGCATCTATCTCATAAGATATGCTCGAGCGCAATCTACCAGTCTGGACATTCGGCCCCGGCCTCCCGGTCGCATTTAACTTGGCTTGGTTCTGGACTGTGATAGCGGCTTTGGTAAGAGCCTTTTTAACAGAGTCACCTAATAACTCATCACCCTCGAGCTTCTTTTGTAACTCGGGAAGCCCTTGTATCTCAGCCGATAGTTCAGGCATTATAAATACCTTACTCGGCGGAACTTCTCCAGGATTTTCTTGACCTGCGCAGGTGGGTCTTTGTCAATTAAGATTTGCCCTGTCTCGGTATTACCGACGACGTTTGAATAGCCCGCCTTGCGTTGGGTCTCAAATATCGTAACCCACATAATCGCAGCCCTGCGTATATCCGATGGGACGGTATTAGAATAGCCCCACTTCCCCGCTATCTTGACCCCCTTCTTGACTCCGTCTGCCAAGTCATACACGGAGCCGCCTGGTGCCAATTCCAGTCTGGTTTTGGGTATCTTGTTGTAAGGAGCAAGGTCATAGTCAATTGCGTCCAGTTCTGCATCGTAGCCCCTGTCACCATCATCCAGCCAGACACCCTGCTGTACTTCACCCTCGCCCGCCTCCGTATGGTCTATACTGATTAAGTCGTCGATGAATAGAATATCGTCAGCCCCGTCGAAGTACCTTATTTCAATAACAGGTGTAAAAGAACGCTGGCAATAGGTGTCGATTAAACCCGTAACCTGTTCTACCATCGCATAAAGATAATCATCTCTCTCCTCGCCTGTGATTTCTAATTCTGCTTTAACTTCAGAGAGTGTGCAGTAAAGAGTTTGCGAAGGGATGACGATAGTAAATTCCTGCGTGCTTTCGATAACGTCTGTCATCGTCATTTCGCACTTGGCGATATACCGGGCCCCGACTGCGGTGTCCTCGGCCAGTAATGTGTAAGTGACTACCCCGCTGGAATTGGGATTGACCTTCGTGCAAGCACCGTCTATTATAAGTGTCTCAGGTGAACCAGGTAACCAAGCTTTCAAGTCAACATCATAATTCGTCAGGTCTTTAGATATGCCTGCGCTATTGGTTATGGGGATGCTGATTAAATATCCCTTATCATTCTGAGCGATTGTTATATTCTGCACGTTATCCCCCTAAATCTTGTTTGTGCGTCTTGATAGTAAAGCCTTGTCTAGCGGTCGAGATATTGATAGAGTCATCACCAGTCTGAATAGTCATATCGTCATCGTGTGTCGAAGCGGTCAGTGTTCCCTTCCCGATATTGATAGGTAATGGCTTCCATGACATAAGCCAGCGTTTAGTTTGCCCGATAAATAATGCAGATTTAACAACTATACGCTGTGTCTGCCCGTAGAATACAGCCAGAACAGGAATAATCATTCTTCGGATTGTTTGTGCTATGTATCCCGCCGCCGCCGTCACTATCCTATTAGTTTGCCCTGTAAAGGCCGCTATGGTCACCACAATGCGTCTGGTCTGTGCTACAAAGGCCGCCACCACTTGCGTCTGGCGAAGTGTCTGAGCTATATAATTGGCTGAAGATTTAACTATCCGGTATGTCTGGCCACTAAAGGAAATAGCAGCTTTTACAACTCGGTTAGTCTGTGCGGTATAAGAGGCCGCCGCTATTACTTGCCTGAGTGTTTGGCCTGTATAACTGGCCGCCCGCTTGACGGCTCGGTATGTCTGCCCAGCATAAGCAACGGCGCTCAATACAATCCGTATCGTCTGAGCCTCAAAAACTGACGCGGCAGTGACAATCCTCACACCCTGCCCGTTATAAGCGGCAGATGATTTAACTATTCTCACGCTTTGGGCATTGTAGAGGCTGGCGACAGTAACAACACGAATAGTTTGCCCGTTAAATGAGGCTATCAGTATGGGTTGCGAGGGGAATAACAGCAGCAGGCTCATTTAATCACCTACACCCAGAGTAAGTAATGGATGGACTGTAACAGCAGGAAGGGTATAGGTAACCACTAGTTTTGGCTTGTAGCCGCTGCCTTGCTCAGCATTATAAATATATTCCCCGCTAAAATCACCATCACGCCAAGCTTCAAGAGAAGGTTCAGTATAAGCTGCATCAGCATTTGCGCTTCTAAGTCCGAACTTGCTAATACCAGTTTTAGAGATATTTGCAATACCAGAGGAATTAAAGGCAAAGTTATTAAATGTGCTGGAGGTTAGGAAATTATCATAGGAAATTGCAGTAGAAAAAGCTGTTGAGCCAAAGCTATCCCAATTCCCCTTTGTGCCTGCTATTGCAGTATTTGATGCAGGGTTAGATGAGTACACATTTATATCAAACCAGCCACCCTGTTTGTAATACCCTCTTACAGGAAAGGTAGCAGCACTTATAGTTGCTCCAGCACCTAATGGAGAGGTATCAAATAGAAGAATACCACGATGGGCATAATTATAGGGATAAAAGGTTGGGTTTTGCTCATACCAATATCCGCAACCACCCCCTATTTGGGCGATTGTAGAAGTATCGTATCCCTGATAGGAAAAAGGATTGTCTAATAGCTCTAGATAAAGCCGACTATTAGTGGCATAGACGGTTGCGGATATATGACCATCCACAGTTGCACTTTCAGGGTTTGCATCTGGATAGACTGTCAGGGTATCACCTAGCTCAAAAGGCCATACCCTGACTGACTTAAATACGCCAGCAGGGACTATTTCCTCATTAACATTAACAGCATATTGCCCCAGTTTGACAGAGAAATCCCCTGACTGGTTATAGACAATCCGCACATCACCGCCAGGGTCGGCTGGGAATATCCATGAGCCAAGGCACTTCCCTTCAATAATTCTGATGCGGCGGATGCAAATGCCATAATTCCATTCAATAACGTTGCGGGTATAGTTTGCATTAACAGGGTCTATATCATGCAGCACAGGAGCTCCACACCTGACAACCTTGTTTTTTAGGTAGAGAGAAGGCCGCCATCTAGCTATCTTCCCACGAGCCTTTCCGTCTGGTTGGTCATTGAGCAGCCCTACAGTTACCCTGCCTGATGCCTCAACAAAGCTATCAAAGGTATTGATATTTGCCCGATACCCACCAGTGTCGGGGGTGAAAGAGGGTGTAAGTAATTGCCCCTTGAAGTTGCACATAGGCAAACCAGAGAATACACCATAATTCTCGCCTGTTTTGAGGTTTTGATAGTTCTTGGCAAATGGCGAAACATGCTGCGCAGAATCACGCAGCCCATAATCCTGCACAAATGCTATCTCATCCTGTGCTACACCCTGCTTGGAAAGGGTGGAAATAAGTACACTATCTGTTACAGGTATCACTTAAGCCACCTTGCTTCTGTATCCTGATATGCTGATATAAACTGTGCTTAAAGCTGCACTAACATCAAAGTAAAGAGCAGTGTTGGCAGTTGTCCTGAGTGGTGTTCTAAAGGAATGAGTAGCGCCACCGCCAGCAGGGAGAGGCATTGTCCACTTGGTTGCGCCGCCGTTTCCGTCGGTGAAGATTACAAATCCAGCCGTCGCAGATGAGTTATAAACTGTTAAATCTGTGATAATGTTTCGTATGCCCGCGCCAGTTGTAAATATACTTGATGCGGTTGCCGCTCCATTTGTATTCGAGATGCTTTCAGATAGACATTCGCCAAGGGCACAGCCTTCACGGACAAATAAAATGCTGTCGCTATCGCATAGATTGTCCGCCCTATCATTGGCAGATAGCGCAGTAGCCGCACCAGGAAGCAAAACAACCCTCGCACCTGTCTTAACAGGATTGCCAGAGTCAGCGCCATCATGAGCTACACCGCCACCTGTCAGCGTGGTAACTGTTCCAACAGTGGTTACAGTAGCTAAAGTCTGAGTAGCCGCTACATTTATCGTTCCAATGACTTTTGTAGTTTCAGCGGCTAATGAAACAGGGACTAAATCATTGGTAGCTATGGTTACCCTCTGTGTGCCTGTATCTCTAACACCAGTATTAAGAGACACATTAACCCCACCTTGTTGGGTGATATTATAACCAGCACCAGATATGGCATTATCTATTAACTGGAGTGCGGTCAGGGCTGCTCCATTTTCTTGAGTTACAAAAGTACCTGCATTGGTTACGGCTGTAGTTTGGCCTGCTGCTATATTGATAGTACCAATGACTTTCGTGGTCTCAGCGGCTAATGAAACAGGGACTAAATCATTGGTAGCTATGGTTACACGTTGTGTCCCAGTATCCCTAGTGCCAGTATTCAGGGAAATAGCAACACCGCCCTGTTGGGCTAAATTGGTAACTGTAGCCAATGTTTGAGTTGCGGCTATTGTTGCCTCAACTTTACAGTTGGCGGCTGTGCCAGACACAGCCGTTACTTTGCCTGTTCCGTCAGTAGGAAGTGTCACCCTGACGGCTGCGGCTTCTGTTCCTGCACCGATAGGGACTGCAGCTCCGCCCAGTTGCGTGACATTAAAACCAGCCCCAGACACGGCATTATCTATTAACTGGAGTGCGGTCAGGGCTGCTCCATTTTCTTGAGTTACAAAAGTACCTGCATTGGTTACGGCTGTAGTTTGGCCTGCTGCTATATTGATAGTACCAATGACTTTCGTGGTCTCAGCGGCTAATGAAACAGGGACTAAATCATTGGTAGCTATGGTTACCCTCTGTGTGCCTGTATCTCTAACACCAGTATTAAGAGACACATTAACCCCACCTTGTTGGGTGATATTATAACCAGCAC